TGCAATTGCAACGAAAATTGGTGCAGGCGCATTCGGTATCAACAAAACCTGATAACTAACCCCAACTAATCATGCGGCGGGTTCTCCCGATCTCGCCGCAGCCGATCGAAAGGAACGCTCATGCCTAGTATTGTCACCGCCAGTCAATTGCGAACAGTGCTAGGCGTGAGCGTCTCTTTATACAGTGACAGTTATTTGGACGAAATAATCAACACCAGCGAAGCCGTTATTTTGCCCATGTTGGTTGCAAATACTTCAGCCGTTAACGCGTACAAATTAGAATCAAACACTGCTTATTTTTACACCGCACGCGAACACCATTTTGTTGCTGGTCAGTCAGTCATTGTTGCTGGTTTGCCTGCGCCATTTACTGCAACACACACCGTTGTTACCGTCACGCCTTATTCATTCACCGCTGCATTGACTTCATCAAATGTCACATTGCGCGACATAATTCCGACGGGCACTGCAACACTTTCAGGCTATTCAGCAGCTGATCTATACGCAAACACGCCAGCAATTGAATCTGCAATCCTTGCCGTATCCGTTGAAGTGTTCCAATCACGCGTTGCTGCGGGTGGACAGATCGAGGGCGTAGATTTTGCTTCAACGCCTTACCGTATGGGTCGAAGCCTGACCAACCGCGTTTCCACCTTGCTTATGCCTTACCTGGACGTTGAAACGGTCGTTCAATAAATGCCAGCCAACGCCGTTGCAGATACTCGCGCAGCCCTGGCAAGCGCGTTTTCATCACTTTCAGCCACTTGCTATTCAAGCGTTCCTGAATCACCAATTCCACCAGCAATTGTTATTGTGCCCGATTCGCCTTACATGGAAGTTGTGTTGATCGGTAAATCTTCAACAAAAGTCAAAATCAATTTTGCTATTACGGCAATCGTTGCTTCAAATAGCAATGCAGGTTCATTAGATAACCTGGAAAAACTAATCATAGGAATTCTCGCGGCAATGCCCGCGGGATACGTTGTTGGCGTTGTTGAAAAGCCGACAGTTTTGGAAGTAGGTCAAAGTCCAATGCTGGTGGCAGACATAAACGTTTCGACGTACTACACACAAACAACATAGGGGACAAAATGCCAACGACAATCATAACTGGTCGCGATTTAGTCGTGACCATTGCAACCGTTAACTACGACGCGCAGGCGACCAGCGCAACACTTGCGAATTCACCAACCGTCGAGACATACCAGACACTAGACGGCAAGGCTTATAAGCACATTGACGACCAGTGGACTTTCGATCTTTCAATGCTTGCAGACTGGGGCGCGTCAGGTTCATTGTGCGAAGCACTATGGACTGCATGCGAATCAGCACCAAACACAACATTGGCAGTTTCAATGACTGCGGTGACTGGTGCAGTGTTTGCATTCAACGTCATGCCAGTATTCCCAGCAGTCGGCGGGTCAGCACCTGACGCACAGACTGTTGATCTATCATTTATCGTTGTCGGTACACCAACCGAGACATTCAGTTAAAAACTACTAATCGGGAGACAAAATGAAACTGCCAATCACAATTGAATACAACAACGGCGACCAGATCACCTACACGGCACAACCGCCTGAATGGGTGAAGTGGGAAAAGCAATCGGGTCACACTATTGCCCAGGCGCAGGAAAAGATCGGAATTTCCGATTTGGTATTCCTTGCCTATCACGCCATGAAGCGAGAAGCAGCTGGGAAACCAGTCAAGCCAATCGAAGCGTGGACTGAGACAATTGCCGAAGTTATAGTCGGTGAAGCAAACCCAAAAGTTACGCAGTCGGAAGCCTAAGTCGAATTGTTTGGGAGATAGCCCTGGCAACGGGGTTATCACCAAATGACTTTCAGTCAGCCGAGGATATTCTGACAATTATCGAGATTTTGGAAAGGCGCGCAAATGGCTAAGGAAGCAATTTCCTACGACAAAGCGGAATTGCGCGCCATTCTTAAATCTTTCAAAGCAATGGACGAAGAAGCAACCCAGCAGGCAAAAGTGCAAACGTCAAAACTTGCTGAGTACGTTCGGGGCAAGATTATTGCAACGGCCAATCAATCCACCAACCGCGTTGCACCCAAAATCGCCCAGGGTTCAAAGGTTTCAAAGTCGTCAAAGATCGGTGAAATTTCATTTGGTTTCGCTGCCCAAAAATTAAGCGGTGGGGGTACGACTCAACAGGTTTGGGGCGGTTACGAATTCGGTTCAAATCGTTTTAAGCAATTCCCAGTTTGGTCAGGTCGTGAAGGTCGCGGTTCACGCGGTTGGTTTATCTACCCAACGCTTCGAAGCGCACAACCTGAAATCATAAAAAAATGGGAAGAATCATTTTCAAAAATAGTTAGGAAGTATGACTAATGGCTGGAAGTCGTACCCTTAAACTTTCGATTCTTGGTGACGTTGACAATCTTAACAAATCGCTGAAAACCGCGTCAGGAGACGTTGACACATTTGGCGACAAGGTTGGCAAGGCAGGCGTTGCAATCGGTAAAGCATTTGCCGCAGCTGCTGCCGCTGCTGGTGCTGCCGCAATTGCAATTGGTATCGAAGGCGTAAAGGCTGCAATCGCTGACGAAAAGGCGCAGACACAATTGGCACTGGCGTTGGAAAATGCCACGGGTGCAACCCAGGCACAAATCAAAGCAACTGAAGATTCAATTCTTCAAATGTCACTGGCAACTGGTGTGGCTGACGACGAACTACGCCCGGCACTTGGTCGCCTTGTCAGATCGACGGGCGACATTACAAAGGCGCAAGATTTACTTTCAACGGCGTTAGACATTTCAGCGGCGACGGGCAAGCCAGTTGAAGCAATTGCGACTTCACTTTCCAAAGCATACGACGGGAACACGGCTGCCCTGGGTAAATTGGGCGTTGGGTTATCAACTGCCGAACTCAAAACAATGTCATTTGAACAGGTGCAAGGTCGCCTGACTGAATTGTTTGGTGGGGCAGCAGCCAAAAACGCAGATACCTACGCGGGACAAATTGCACGCGTTCAGGTCGCATTTGACGAAACAAAAGAAACAATTGGAACGGCATTGCTTCCAATCCTTGACACACTTTTGAAATTTATCAACCAAAACGCACTGCCAGCAATCCAAGCATTTTCAAATGCGTTTAGTTTGACTAAGGGCGAAGGACTGGGCAAGGTCATGAGCGACGTTGCCAACACAATCAAGCAAACCGTTGAACCAATTTTCAAGGGCGCGAAGTCAGTTTTCGATAGTGTAAAAACTGCAATCATGAATAGCAAAGACGAGTTTTCAGCATTTTGGGACGTCATCAAATTCGTTGCACCATTGATCGGAAAAGCAATTGGCGACGCATTAAGCGTTGTCGGCAACATTGCTGAAGTGGTCATTACGATCATTGCGAAAGTTTTGGGTGCGATCAAACCATTGCTGAACACTGCCATTGACGGAATTAACTTAATCATCAAAGGTTATAACGCCGTGCAATGGGGCAAGGACGTCCCGTTGATTCCTAAGATCGGCGGCGGGTCAGGTTCAACGGCAACGGGCGCATTAGGTAATTTCTCAATGTCAACGGGCGGGGTTATGACAACCACGGGCGTGACCACTGGTGGCGGGACTACAACATCAACCAGCGGGGTCACAGGCGGTGGAAGCACTGGTCTAGTCACTAGCGGTGGGGGCAGTGCAACAGGTGGGGTTGCGACAGTTGCCAAAAAAGCAGCTGAAGCAATCACCAACATTGCGGGCGCGTTTGATAATTTTACCAGCGGCACGACAACACTGGCAGGCATTGAAGCGGCTTCGACAAGCGGCTTCCCATTTGGAACTTCAGGCGTTAACACCAACACCCTTGCGGGAATCATGGCAGCGTCAAGCCGTCCAAGCGTGACCGTCAATTTCAATGGCGTTACAACCGACCCTGAAGGCACTGCACGCGTTTTAGTGGACACCCTGAACAATTCCTACTATCGCGGGACAGGCGGCGCAACTAGCCTGCAAATCGCATGACACAGTGGACACCCGTTTGGAAAGTTGAAATCGACGGCGTTGAATACACTTCGGCGGTTTTGGCAAACCTGACCATTCAAAGCGGTCGGACAAACATTTACGAGCAGGCGCAGGCGGGTTATAGCAACATTCAATTGATCGACGTGAACCAGGTTGCAATTCCCGTCCACATCAATTCAACTATTTCCATTCAAGTCAAAAACACGTCAAACACATTTGTGCCAGTCTTCGGCGGCAACGTCGTGGACATTGGTTTGGAAGTGCGCGACGTAGGTTCGACCATGTTCACGCAGACTTATTCGATTACGGCATTGGGCGCATTGGCGCGTTTGCCAAAATCCTTGACCAATGGCGTGCTTTCAAAGGACTTCGACGGTAATCAGATTTACACGATACTTTCAGACCTTTTGTTGAATACCTGGGCTGAAGTGCCAGGGGCATTGACCTGGGCAACCTATGACCCAACGGAGACATGGGCAACGGCTGAAAACATTGGTTTGGGTGAAATTGACCAACCAGGTGACTACGAATTGGCAGCGCGGTCAAGCGATCGAACCGACGTGTATTCATTGGTTTCAGCATTGGCGACTTCAGGGCTTGGATACATTTACGAGGACGCACAAGGGCGCATTTCCTATGCTGACGCAACGCACCGCAGCCAATACCTTCAGACAAACGGTTACGTTCAAATAACGGCTAATCAAGCCCGAGCAGCTGGTCTGCGCATTGCAACGCGCGCAGGCGACGTTCGAAACAATCTGACAATCAAATACGGCGCAACTAGCAGCGCGGAAAAATCTGCAAGCGACGCAACTTCGATTTTGAATTACGGCACACTTTCCCAAATCATCACGACAACCCTTCATAACGCAACTGACGCGGAAGACCAGGCAGACTTTTACCTGGCACTTAGAAAAGACCCGCAGGCAATTTTCAAAGAAATTACCTATGACCTGACAAACCCTGAAGTTGACAACGCAGACCGTGACGCACTCATTGGCGTTTTCATGGGCTTACCATTGGCGATCAATGACCTACCGTCAAACATGGGTTCAATCTTCCAGGGCTTCGTCGAGGGTTGGACGTTCCGCGCGGGTTACAACACCCTTTCGGTTTCGCTCAATCTTTCGCCCGTTGCCTATTCATTGCAGGCACTTGAATGGCGCGAAATTTCTAATTCATTTACTTGGTCGGGCGTGTCGCCAACGCTTGACTGGGCGCGTGCAACAATTATCACTTAATAAGGAGAAGAACCTATGACGAACCCAACAACGCCGTTTAGTTGGCAAATGCCGACTTCGACCGATTTGGTCACAGACCTGCCTGCAGATTTTGAAGTTTTTGGTCAAGCCGTTGCCACGTCAATGGCTGATTTGCTTGGCGGAACAACAGGTCAAGTTTTGTCCAAGACAACTAACGCCAATATGGACTTTACTTGGGTCACACCGCAGGTCGGCGACATCACTGCCGTCACTGCTGGCACTGGTATTTCAGGCGGTGGAACAGGTGGCGACGTAACAATCACAAATTCAATGGCGACCACAATCACGACAAACGGTGATTTGATTTATGGAACAGGGTCAGGAACATTCACACGACGTGGAATTGGTTCAACTGGTCAGGTTCTTACCGTTTCAGGTGGTGTGCCGACATGGGCAACACCAGCAGGCGGCGGCGGAAAATTACTACAACTTGTCAGCGCAACTTTTTCAACTGAAACGGACACTAGTTCTTCAACTTATGGTGACACGGGTTTGACTGCGACAATTACACCAACTTCAGCAACCAGCAGAATTTACGTCCAAATAACTGCGCCATTTGTAAAAAACGCTGGCAATGCGTCAAACGGAGTTAAGTATCGCATTTTGCGGGGTGCGACTGAAGTTGCAGTTTGGCCTGAAGCGGGTTTGGCAACTGGTACCGCTATTGGAAATCACGCTTCAATGGGTTTGAATTACGTTGACAGTCCCGCAACAACTTCAGCGACAACGTATAAGTTGCAATTTGCAAACATTGTTGCTGCTTCATTTGTTCGCATTTGCGGCGGCGGTTCATTAGCAACAATTCAACTGCTAGAGATAGGGGCATAATTATGGCAACAGGTGGCGACGTTTTGGGAATGTTATGCCCAAATTCCGAATGGATTATTCGCGGCGGCGATTTTGATTCAATTGAATGGATCAAAGGTGAGAAGATTACAAAAGCCGAATTTGAAGCAGGTTTTGCACAATTTGACGCATGGAAGGCACAACAAAACGCAGACGAAGCGGCGGCAAAAAATGCTGCACAAACAAAACTTGTTG